GCTAAGATCTCTGAGGGCTGCTAATGTAGTATCCAAAGCAGCTCTGGCAGCCTTATCCAAATCCTCACGAACTTCAGTTTCATTAGAGAACAAATCAACACCCAAGTGTGTGTTAAACAAGTTTTGTGCCAAATATCTAACATATTCATAAGGGACAGCCTTGTGGGTAGCAGCAGAAGTACCGGCAGTGTAGGTGCTATCTCCGGTATCAGTTCCGATACAGATTGTGTTGCTTAACCAACCAGAAGCCATGACAGAGTCTGGGACTCCATCAGTAACATTTGTGTCAGCAGTGTAGTTAAGCTTGTATTTAAGATCTTCAGCTACGATGTTATTAACATCAATGGCATCAGATTGGAAGTGAAACATAGCTAAAGCGTCAGCGAGAGGAAAGTCCAACTCGGCAACAACATCAGCGCTAAAAGAAGCATCTAAAGCACCAGACAAAAGAGCCTTGGTAGCATCAACAGCCACGTTAAGTGACTCGACGTAGAACTCTATAGGAACGCTCATTATAATATTACTTAATATTAATATTTTCACAAAAAAAATGAATATTATTAGATTTTAAATATTATCATTTAACTGTAATTTAATACCGTTTAGCAGGTGCTCAAGTTTAATGTATCCAAAATTTCTTTCATCAAGTATGGGTCATATTCTAAATTAGGAGGAATGCCGTAAAGTTGATGGTACATTTTATATTGTGGTTTTAAAGTAGCTTTTGACGATGTAATTCCTAAATCCAACAAAAAGAAACTTTTATTTAAAGAATTTATAAATTCTTGTAATTTAGCAGGATCATGTAAGGTTATAGAATCTTGTTGCCATTTTTCAGAATTAATTAAAGTAGTTTTTGCTAAATTTTTATTGTCAAAAGCAGATTTCACTATTTTAAGCATATTTCTATATATCTCTATAACGTTAAAAAAACAACAGCTTGGGTCACAGTGAAATAGGTCTTCTAAACATACAAGTCCTGCGTTCAATTCATCATATATATCTATTGGTATGGAAGTATCAGTATCATCATAAATTGTCGAAACGTAAGACATAACATATTCATTTATTCGTGTTATGGAATCGCTTTTAAATAAAGTATCGTAAAGTTCACAGTTACAATGAGAATCACCACAACCACAACCACCACAACATGAAGAGTCACATTTTTCAAGAAGTAAAGAAACTTTATTTAGAATATCATTAGCAGTTGATAATAATTCTATTATTGAACTTGATAATGAAGTTAACTTACTATCAATTGGTTCAAATTTCATATCTAATGAGGTGTATATATTATTCAATTGTTCATCTAATAAACTTGATATTGTCGTAACTAAATTATCCTGATACAAATTAAATGATGTGTCTAAATTAGTAATTTGAGTATTAATATCTGTATTTAAATTTTCTATTTTCATATTTAATTCATTCTGATATAAATTAAACGACGCGTCCAAATTAGTAATTTGAGTATTGACATTTGTATTTAATTCATCTTTATATAAATTTAATGATGCGTCCAAATTAGTAAATTGAGTATTAATGTTTGTATTTAATTCATCTTGATATAAATTTAATGACGCGTCTAAATTAGTAAATTGAGTATTAATGTTTGTATTAATATCAGTATTTAAATCATCAATCTTTGATTTTAAGGTATTACAACATAGTTCAAATGATACATCTAAATTCGCAAATTTTGTATTTATATTAGCATTAATATTATCTAGTTTTATATCTAGGTTGTCTATTTTAACATCTATTGTTTTCAATAATTCTTCGTGCTCGTCAACCGGAATTTCATAATCAATAGGTTTAAAATTAACTGGATTAGATTGTTGTGTTTCAAATTCTTTAATTACTTCTGTAATATTTACATACACATTAGGGTCTTCGACATTTTTTATAGTATAAGTGTAGGTATCATCATTAATAATATTAATATAAAAAATTCCATTTAGAAATATATTAAAAGAATCAGGTCTATATTGATGTCTAGATTTCCAAGTTATTACTAGGTCATATACTATTTTCTCAATAATAACATCATCTTTGTTATTAGTAGTAATATCTTTATTAATAAATACATTTTTTGTTTGTTCATCATTCGTTTGGTCATTATTCATTTGGACATCATTCGTTTGGTCATTATTGAATGTCTGAGCAGATACTTTATTAACTATATAATAATTTAATGTTAAAACTGGTGGTGGAAGGCTTTCAACTACATAAGAAGGAAGATTACCATCAAATTTAGAACCAAACCATTTATAATTGTAAGGCCATTTATCTGTTGAATTATTCATTTTGTATCTTTGTCTAGGATACCAAGTTTGTAGTTTATTATTCCAACATAATATTGATGATCCAGGAACATCTGATGCTGAAGCAGGATTACATATTGTAGAGCTGGACGTATTTGTTATATAAATTTCTCCAGTACATGGGTTCGCATATGTGCCACATACTAATGTTCCTCCAACTTGAATTGAATTAGAAGAGCAATCATTTGGATTTGGTATATTATACGCAAATGGACCCGAAATATTATTGGGCGATCCGACGATTTCATTAGGAAAATCATATGTAGTAAAGCCGGTTCTTAATAATCCAGTTGTATTTGGGTTTGTATATTTTTCTGATTGTGTAGCAAAAACCTTAGTTCTATTTGGTCCAGCACATCTTGCTAACTGTGAATATTTTTGTGATTTAGTAAGACAAGCACTATTGGCTTTATGTTGAAGTATATTCCCTTTATAAAATTGTTTCATTTCATAATTAGCTTGTCCTTGAGGAACTGTTTGTTTAGTTAATGGTATGTATGCTGTTGTATAATCACTATCTTCAATTGTAAACGTACATGGATTTTGAACTCTAGACCACACCCTAGTTGGAATTGGATTATAAAAACATGTTGTCATTTATATATATAAATCACTTTTAAAAAGTAAAACAAAAATCTTAATTAATAATTAAACAAAATGAATTAGTTTATACGATTATAATCATTTTCTGTTCCATAGAAAAACCATCTTAAAGATAAATAATTATATATTTTATCCGATAAACCATTTCCTCCAATCATTTTAGTATTAGGACCGCTATTTACTAAACTCTGAATCGCGGATGTTCCTAAAGCATAGTTATAATACCATAAATTAGAAATATAACCATCAAAACCACCGTTCATAGCTACGTAAACATCACCGTAATTTTGCTTTGGAACTCCGACCAAATTAATACTTCTAGTAATTGTGCCATTAATATAAACATCAAGAGTTGTATTTTGACATCTAATAATAACATTAACCCATTTATTAATAGGTATATCAGGAATTATAATTTCTTCATTTATAACTTCGTATGTATTCATTACAACCACGAGGGAATTAGTATTAGGTGCGATATATAAACCAGGCGCATTATTAGGGTCAACCATACCATTAGAATTTAAATTGCTATTTCCTTTGCTAAATATATGTTTGTATAATCCAGCATTAGTTTGTAAGTTATTTATAAAAATCCATGTAGACCATGTGAATTCTAAACCTTTAGCTTCATTAACCGACCTATAAATAGTTACAGCATTGTTGCTGCTTGGGTCTTGTGGAAATATAATCATATGTTGAGCATCGATCATACCGTTAATAAGTTTGGGCGAATTGTCTGGTTTAAGAAAATAACCTAATGCCGATATACCAATTCGTAATAAAATAATAAATGCGAAAATAACTAACAATAGAAAAGCGAATTTAGCTACTAAACTATTAGATTCTAAGAATTCTCTTGTTCCAAAAGTTCCTCTATTTGTAGAAAATGTATTAAATACTCCATTATCACTCATTATATATATTAAATAAATAAGAAAATTTATAAAGTATAATAAAATTGAACTTTATAAAACTAAATAACTTTGTTAATCTTAGATAGTTAAAGAACTTTGTGTGTTACCGTTTTCAACCAAAGAAATTTGTATTTGATAAGCATTAAACATGCTCATATAATTTGAATAACCCCTAGAGTATATATTCCATACTTCTTGAGGATTTAAAGAATTAGGATAATATTGAAGCTTTGAAGTCCAACCACTAAATCCGCCTGCTGGTGTAACATATAAATCAGAAGAATTATTGACACTTGCTATACCAGGTAATAAGCAAGTTCTTACTAATTTACCATCTAAATACATATCCATTGTTCTTCCATAAATACTAATAACTAAATTGACCCATTTTTGTATAGGAACGTTTGAAATCGTACAGGTATGTACGACTGTATTTCCATCAGGAGTAGTTGGTGTTTGGTCAATTCCGGGATAGCATCCAAGTGAAACTGATAAATTATTCTCAACAGGGTCCAAAATGACAGCAGGACAAGGGTCTAAACCACTGATACCTGGAACAGACCCAGTTTTGCTTGCCGATTTAGAACCCATTCTTCCAAAAATTACTTTTGGCTCACCATAACGATAATTCCAGTCATTAATATAAAACCAAACAGAATAAGCAAAATTACTAGATGGAACATCGGTCCCATTTGTTGCTAAAGAAGAAGCACTAATAGTTGATGCTGTTTTACCATCTTGTATATTTTGTAATGTATAAGGGTCTGAAAATAAATATCTTAATAACATTAAGATAAATACTATAACTACTATTGTAAATACAATACTTAAAGCGCTCATTGTATAATATAGATTTAGAAATTTTCGTTTCATTTTATTAATTAATTAAATTACTAATAAAATTACTAATAAAATTATGAATCTAATTAGTTTATTATTCATTTTCGTTTTTCACTAATATTGTTTTGCTAGAGTCATTTGATATAGGAGGATTATTATTTTTGACAAGATTATACAAATAGTAAATATTATTGGATTTTAACGCATGTCTAAAGTATACAACATTACATATTCCACCTTTTATTCCATCATTCTCTCCAATTGTTAAATTATCTAAGGTATAATAAGGAACCACTTCTATTGATGACTTGACTAATTTACCATTTAAAAATATATCTAATGTTCCACCGTTATAATTAATTATAATATTATTCCATTTTTGTAATAAAAAATTATCGTCTTTATAAATTATTCTATTTCCTTCACTATCAAAGTCAATTAATTTATTTTTAGTAACATCTTGAAGGTCTTTTTGTTGCATAGTGATCATTAATGTATGGGTTTGAGCATTATATAAAATATTTGGTTTATTACCAAAATTTAATAATGATGTGTATTTACTGTAACTTGGTGCGGTGTTTGGAGGTGATGCGTCAACAAATACCCAGCAAGATATAGCATATTGATAATCAAAATTTTCACTTCCATTTAGGTCTTGATATGTTCCTAAACTATATTCTAAACTAGTAGATACCGGTTTATTAACTAATTGCGTACCACCTTGCTTACTAACGCGATTTAATAAAGATGGTGTTAAGAAATAAATTACATATAAACCAATTGCCAGAGCAAGCATCATTAATGAACCAGCATCAGCAGAATTATATTGACCTACTAATAATTTACCAAACCAGTCAAAATTTCTACTAACAATACAAGGTATATATAATAATATAGTGCTTATCAAATTAAAGAAAGCATTTTTCTTAGCATTTCCAACTGGAAAATGAGCATTTATCGTTTTGTAAATTAATCCTAATACTAGAATAATAATTGATAAAATTAAAATAAAACTCACAATACTAGACTTGCCTGCGAATTTTTCAATGCTATATGTTAATAAAAAGATTAGTAATCCTGAAATAACTAACCCAAATAAAATTGAGAGACTCTTCCTAAATAAATTTGGTGTATTTTGCGATGGCATAATCACATTTTGCGTTTCATCTATTTCTTTAATTAAAACAAATCTAACAATAATGTATAAAAAGGAAAAAATAAATATAATCGCTAATATTATATAAAATATAGAATTCTTACTTAAAATATTGAATGTGGACGAAATGGGTTTACTGATATATTTATAAAATGAATCGCTTATAACTTTAAATATTGATGTTGACTCATTTTTAATTGCATCACCTGTTTTATATGCTTGTTTTTCTAATTGATTTATTATATCATTTGTTTCTTTTTTAATTGCGTCTCCTGTTTTGTACGTTGTTTTTTCTAATTGATTTATTATATCATCTGTTTCATTTTTAACTATATCGCCAATTTTATATGTTTGTATTTTTAAAATATTGATTATATCATTTGTCTCATTTTCAACTATGTCACCAATTTTATATGTTTGAGTTTTAAGTTGATTTATTATATCATTTGTTTCTTTTTCAGTTACTTCACCAGTTTGATAAGTATTATTTTGAATATCATTCGTTTCTTTTTGAATTATATCGATAATTTTATAAATTTGAGTTTCTAATATATTTATTATAGCATTTATTTCTTTTTGAGTTATATCACCAATTTTATAAGTTTGAGTTTTTAATATAGATATTATATTATTTGTTTCACTTTGAACTACATCAATAATTTTATATGTGCGATTTTGAAGTTGATTAATTATATCATTTATTTTGTCACCTGTTTTATAAGTTTGAGTTTCTAGTACATTTATCACATAATTCGTTTCTTTTTTAATAACATCTCCAATTTTATATGCTCGTTCTTTAAGTATATTTATTATATTATTTATTTCATTTCTAGATTGTGTTTTTGTTTCACTTAAATCAAAACCTTCTTTAATATTTAAAGAAGTAATATAAAAAATAAAAATTACTGATAATATACCTATAAATAAAATTAATAAATTTTTTGTGAATTCTTTCATACTTTTATTATTATATAAATAGAAAAATAATAATAAAAAGATACTATTAAATGTTATAAACATATTTCAGTAATTACTATTTTATAACAGTTAAATAAGTTATTTATTACATATTCTCGCTCGCAGTTTTTTTACCATGACAATTACGACATAATGCGATTAAGTTTTGTACATCATTACCACCACCATATTCCAAACGCACCTTGTGATCAATTTCAAATGTATGATCTAATTGATTCTGACAATGGCCGCATTTCCAATCTTGACTAGCAGCTACATATTTTTTTTTAGTTTCCGATACTGAACGTTTTGTTCCACCTCTTCCTGATGCTAAAATTCTTTGCTCAGAACTAAAACCAGACATTTGTGGATTTATATCATTAAATGATTCCATAAAACTAGACTCAGGAGTTCCTGTAAAATCAATAATTGGACTTAGCATATCCATTGAATTTCTATCTATGGGTAAATATTTTACATAATTATTTGCGTATAATAACATATCTTTTCCTTTTGTTGGATTTCTTTTTAATATATAATAAATTCCTATACCTAAAATAGCATAAAAAATCATTTTATAATATTTTTTAAAGGACAGTAGCATTTTTGTATATTTACCATCTGTATAAGCATTATAAACAAAAAACGCTGTTAATCCTAATATAAATATTTCTAGTCTCATATTATATTATTAATTTATAATAAAATAATACAATTTTTTATAAATTTTAGACTCTTGCTCCACCACCTACTGAACCAGAGTTTGTATATGTTGGAATAGCATAAGAGTGTTTTTTCTTTTTTTTATGTTCGCTTGTAAATGCTTCTTGTCCATAAGCACCTTGTAATCCAACATTTCTCATTAATTGTCTTTGTTCATAAGTAACATGATAAATATTAAACATCGCTAAAGCCATAATGATATAAGGTAATAAAACTAAGAACCAAGAAATGGAGTCATAACCCTTCTTACATAACCAACCTAAAACAAACGTCCAAGCAAAAGCAAAAACCATCTTCCAGAATGCCATCATTAATGACATGCCATTAAATAACGCAAAAATTGTAGCAATTACAGCAATTCCAAAATAAATTTTGGCAGGCATACATAACTTACTAAAATCTTTCATGTATATAAATAATTTAGATTTTTAATTTATATTATTTATAATTTACAATCATGTATAATCATTTATTTAGATGAGTTTTTAGGTTTAAATGCTTCTTGACCATAAGCACCTTGTAATCCAACAGTTCTCATCATTTGTCTTTGTTCATATGTAACATGATAAATATTAAACATAGCTAAAGCCATAATGATATAAGGTAATAAGACTAAGAACCAAGAAATTGATTCATAACCCTTCTTACATAACCAACCTAAAACAAATGTCCAAGCAAAAGCAAAAACCATCTTCCAGAATGCCATCATCAATGGTAAGCCGTTAAATAATCCAAAAATTGTCGCAATAACAGCGATGGCAAAGTATATTTTCGCTGGGGTACAGAGTTTACTAAAAGTGTTCATTATATAAATATCTAATATTTTATTTTAACGATAAAAAAATTGGAGTTTTAAACCGTCTAATCAAATTTTTTCTCTTAAATATAGTAGAAGTTGTTTTTCTTCTACTGATTTTACGAGTTTTAATTCCTCTTGCTGAACTAGAACTCGCGCTACTAGTTTTTTTTTTACCATGAATTGAATAATATATAAAATTACCTAATATTTTCAAGTCACTAAATAACTCATTCATGTTAATAGGTTCGTGTCTTGGTTTATATAAATATTCATTAAATATAAATTCCAATTGTTGAAGAATTTTTAACTCATTTTTGTTTAACGTTAAACGATTATTAGATAGTAATTCTAGAAATGGATAATAAACTGATATAAATCCCCAAATATCAACCAGTTTAATATAAACATCATCAAGATATTCTCTCAAATTAAGTGTTCCGTCACTTTTAAATTTTGTATAATGAAGTAAAACCTCAATAATATAATCGATTATACACGGAACTGTAAACTCAGTTTCTATAACTAAAGGTTTACTTTGTTCGGATACACTTGAAAGGTCATTACTATAAAGAATATACATAATATCATTTATGAATTTATAGTGACCGGCACCTCTCTCTTTCATCCAATAATTTAAATAATTAATAACAAATGGTCTGAGCTCTGCTTCGTCTACTTTACCTCCATTTTTTAAATATTCTGTATATTTATCATAAAAATCATCAGTGAATAACACAACAGAAAAAGGGACATTGAATTGTAATGGTCTATTTCTCCAATTTTTTGGGAATTGGACGGTTCTTTTGGGTGTATAATCTACTGCTAATCCCCAGTCGATTAATCTTGCTTTTCCTGATTCATCTATTAATATATTTGAATCTTTGATGTCAGAATGATAAATATTCTCTTCGTTCATTGGAATTATTCCATACTTTAAAAGCCTTACTAGGGAATTATGTACTTCATACATTTTTTGAAATGACCCATCACTGTATAAATAATCATCGACTGGTAATCCTCCATTAGGAATATTCAAAGCCATTACTTCGTCTAATTTATCATTAATATTTTTTTTAGTAATATCGTTTTTAGGCAACGCAGTGCATTTCTCTCCAAACGCAGTCAAGTCGCTTGCTGTTAATTTAGATGGACGACATAATGTGGCATCATAAATTAAAAAATAGTCTTGGTAATTGCGAATAGACTCTAATTCATCTTTAATATTATTAATTTCCTCAAATTCTTGCGTAGCGTGTCTTTCTGTCATTAATTTCGATATTTTATTAGATTCTCTCTTTGATTCACCTTCACATTTTAACGCAGGCTGAAATACACACCCATACCCTCCAGATGCTATAACTTTTCCGCCTTTATTATTCATATTTCCGCCTTTATTATTCATATTTCCGCCTTTATTATTCATATATTTTTTCCTTGTTTTTGTCATATATATTATACACATTTTTATTTATCATATAAATAATAAATACTACCTAAAATTAAAGCTAAAATACCACCGTATACTAATTTTTCTCGTAATCTATAATATTCACTTAATTTTTCGTTTTGTGATTTATATTCATTATAATATTGAATAAAAAAATCATTTAATGATATTTGTGGCTTTTCTAGCTTCTCATTTATTTTATTATGGATAAAATGTGTCCAACGAATAAAGGAATCTCTATTATCTAAATATGGTGTAATTGGATATAAATCGATCATTTTCTCGAATTCTTTTGAAATTTCCTCAACTGGAATAAATAGCGGTAAGTTCTGTATAAACTCATAGTATTTTTTTTTGGTTATCGTATTAGGATGATGAGGATAAGTCATTGCTACAGTATGTAAAAAAAACCAATAATGTGGTCCCCAAATTTTAGGGTCTAGATATACAGTTGTTGACATTAATATTTTGATGTAAAAAAATATTAATTTTTAACTTTATTGTAAACCTAAATCATTTACAACCCATTCTTTGACATCATTTATTTTTGAAAAATATACAATCAATCCATTTGTTACTTCGTTTGACATTAAATTAGTTTCAGTGTCATTAATATCATTAACTTTGTAAAAGAAATTGTAAGTTTGACTATTATTTTCTGACACAGTTTTTGGAATGAAATAAGAATATATTATTTCATTAGGATTACCAGACTCTTGTTGTTTAACATAATACAATGTCAAATCTGTTGAATCTATTGAATAAGTATATGTTAAATATGTATTATCCGAATTACCGTCCGAACCCATATTACCATACGCACCAAATTTAAATGATTTAGTATCATTTACTGAAATGTCGAGTTTAAAAATTCCTTGAACTGGATATCCATGTTGTATTGTAAATGTACGATCAAACGCTGTGAAGGTCTGTGTAGTTATTACACCATCATCTTGGTTTTGGGGAGATATTAACGGAAAATAATATTTACCTGTTTCAACATCATAAATATAAAAATATCCCCAAAAATCAAATATATCATTTTTCCAATCAAGCCAATAGGATGCTCTTAGTCTATCTGCTGAAGATTTATCTCCAGCAACTATATTAGTATCTATAAATGATGACATTTTAGGAAAATAATCGGGATAGTTTTGCGGATCTAATGTATGTGTATAATTATTATTGCCCATGTCTTTATTTACAGGTTCACCAATTGTAAAACCATCACTTGATATATTATTTTTTGAGTATAAAAATATATTTATAGATTGTGCGCTTTCAACATTTTCAATAGTTTCTTTAGATTGTGTAACATTAATAAACTTATTAATACATGATTCATTATTTGTCGAATTTTGAGTACAATACTTGAACATACGTGTTGTCGAACCTCTTCCTTTAGTACAACCCATATTAATAGCAGCACCTGTAATTTTTGATGTTGATAAAAATTTTTTTTGATGAAAGCCTAAATTAAATAGATGTGAGTCGGGCATTTTATATATTATTAAAATATAATTTAAACCTAAAATATGAATATTGATTAATTATGATGAAAAATACAAATATATGTAATAATTGTGGAAAACAAGGTCATTTATTTCACCAATGTAAATTACCAATTACGAGTTATGGAATAATTGTCTTTAGAAATAGCCAAGAAGGATTACAATTTTTGATGTTAAGACGTAAAGATAGTTTTGGATTTATTGACTTTATTAGAGGCAAATACTCACCTTATAATATACATCAGTTAAAAACTATAATTGATGAAATGTCAGTAGATGAAAAAGAACGAATTATAACTTTATCATTTGAAACATTATGGAAACAAATGTGGTGTGAATCAAGTACTAATAATAGTCAATTTAAAAGTGAAGAAATTATATCAAAAAAGAAATTTGATTTATTAAAAGAAGGTGTAACAATATTAGAAAGTAAAATAACATTGAAAGATTTAGTTGAAATGAGTAAAACAAGATGGATTGAAACAGAATGGGAATTTCCGAAAGGTAGACGGAATCAAAAAGAAAAAGATTTAGAATGTGCTTTAAGAGAATTTGAAGAAGAAACTGGAATTGATAAAAATAAATTAAATGTAGTAGAAAATATAATACCATTTGAAGAGATATTTATTGGTTCAAACCATAAATCGTATAAACATAAATATTTTTTAGCATATATTGAAAATGAAACAGATGATTTGGCTAATTATCAAAAAACAGAAGTAAGTAAGTTAGAATGGAAGACATTCGATAAATGTTTAGAATCAATAAGACCATATAATTTAGAGAAAAAAGAATTAATTACAAATATTAATAAAGTATTACAAGAATATAGATTATATTCATAATATATATTATTATGAAGAGTAAATTAAAAAATAAACCATTAGTAATCCAGGATTCAACTGATACTTTTGATGAATTGCCAAACCAAAGTAAATCTTCAGACAAATTAGATGATAATAAATATGCTTTAGAAGGTCAAAACACATCAAGTAGCGAAGAATCGACACAAACCAATACATCTTTTACTTT